TAGCGATAGCTGCGCCTGATTTAATGTCAGCATTTTCTATATTAGAAAGGGTGTTTAAATCAGCATCAATTGTTTTATTTGTGAGAGTTTGGGTTGCATCTTCTAGTACAATGTCATCATTGCCCGCGCCAGGAGTTAGTGTAGCAATACCAGCAGTATTAGGGGCTTTAAAAGTCCAAGAGTTTCTATCTCCAGAAGTCTTGGCATATCCAGTAATAACTGCGTTTTCTTCAATCTCTAATCCAGTATTTGAAGCACTACCAGCTCCGCCGCCATCATTGATAGTAATGAGTTGGTCTGTAACATTAAGATTAGTTACATTGTTATTATTGACTGTACCATTAAAGTTAATTGTAGCAGATGCATTACCTAAGTTGATAATGGTCGCATTGCCAGTTCCGATAGCAAGGGTGGCTGCGGCTGTAGTATCGATCCCACCGTCTGTATATGAAACACCTGTTACAGTTAGATCATTACCAATGGAAGCATCGTTTGTAACAGATAAAGCAGTACCGGCGGCGGCGGCAGTAATAACACCGTTAAAAGTCTTATCTCCGCCGAAAGTTTGTGTTGTAGCGGATACACCACCTGGGTTAGTGGCATCGGCAGGTTGAAGGGTTAATTGAGTTTGAGTGACATTACCAGAGACATTAGAGGTTATTGAATAACCAGAAGCATTTGGAGTAGAACCAAAAGTTGCTGAAGTAAACCCTGTATCAATCCATTGTGAGGAGGTATTATCCCACACATAGACATGATCAGTACTTTTAACTACTCTAAGTTCACCGTCGATACCTAGAGCAGGTAAAGCAGCTTCGTTAGCAACTGGGTCACCGAAGTAAGGGGAAGCAGCGCCCGAACCCGTGACATCTAATTGCCCTGTTATTGGATTAAATACTAAACCCATTCATTCCTCTTAGTCTAAGCGTTCAACTGAATCTACATTGGAGCGAGCAGCATCGTCGTATTCTACTCTAAGTCTAATCAATAAATTGGCAAATTTTGTACTCACCGAACCCGAAGCGGTAGCGGCAGCGGTTAAAGTGATTTGATCTGGACCATCAATTGAGAGAATCTGCGTTAAAACTGGAACATTCACACTAAATACATACTGACCCACTTTAAGATCAACTTGTGCGTTAGTTAACCCAGTTACAACTGCCGATAGATTGGTGGTAGTAATATTCTGAGTTTTAACTATGTCTAATGAATAGAAATCGTCGATAGCTGGGGTAGTCTGTACAATATCTCTATAGACTTTATGACCAACTTTTAGAGCAGCGAAGCCTGAAGTACCGATAGTGCCATCGTTATTGTTAGCAGCTTTTTGGAGAACTTGTCCAAAATCTTTTTCACTTAACGGTTTTGAAGTTACATCTGACATGTTAGCCTTTACTCATTAACTTTTTAAGACGTTTAAATGTCGGCAAATTTGAATAAGCCATTTTTCCAGTGTTTTCTTTGGTGTACTCATCAGCTTTTAAAGGACTAAGACCGGGAGCTTTAATACCACCACTAGCCACGCCTTTCATAAATCTGAATTGTTTTTTAGAAACAGCAGGCATCTATTACCCTTTAAAATAATCAAAAACTTTATCAATCAAAGATAGTTTCTTTGGTTCATAATAGTCTGTTAAATTACCTTCTTTACCTAAAATCCAACTCTCATTGCCGCTACACTTAGCTAGTTTTAATTTTACATCTAAATCATAACAATTGTTTGTCACGATCCTTTGTCCATTTTTATAATCAGAGTGATTATAAACTTCACCAACTAAAACATTGTGAAATTTAACCCAATTTTTAAGAATAGGAGTTTTAAGTTTCATATCCATAAACAATCAATTGAGCTGCGGCTGTACCGATTAGGGTTGCTAAATATTTAGCCGCTGGAGCCTGAAAAAACACATTAACTACGTTTTTTGCTATAGAAGAGGATGAACTATTGTTACCGCTGTAAACAGCGACTTCGAAATTCGCATCACCACAAGGGTAAACTGGGCTAGTTGGACCAGATGCTGAATCTAATCCAACATCGGTATCACCATATAGTAAAGATGCATGTGTGAATATCGTTGTTGTGTTAGAATGCATATCAATAGCGTGAACTGTGAAAGTTTTTCCAGCAGTTACTTGATACCCAGATGAACTATTCATTTTTCTTAAAGTAGTATAACGGTTGCTGGTTGCAACCGCTCCACCCAAGATAATGAGATTAGTTAAATCAACTAGAGTAACTCCATTTACTGTTAGCGTTTCGATGTTCCCGATTGTACCGATTGGTTTTGCCATATATTACTCCTTAAACTGCTACTAATTTGCCGATGACAGTAAACGACAGCCCGCCACCGCCATCTGATTGCATAAACGGAAATAAATTTTGATCAAACACAATTGGAATTTCCCAAGAACACAGCGTAATTATGGACCCTGATGCCGTTGATGGAAGACTGTAGACATACCGCGAAGTGTATCCGCTTTGATACTTTGCACCTGTTGGAACCGTCGCATCAGCATCCGTAAACGAGGCGGTAGCTGTGCCAAATTGGAAGTTCACTTGAATGTCTAAACCTGGGTTTGTTGCTATCACTTTAACCGCGTGAAATTTAAAACCGTTAGGAACTTGGTAAGCTGTCCCGTCCCCAGACGCGCCATCTAGTTGATGTAGCCTGTAGAACTGATTATCGGTTCCTGAGTTAATTTGCGCATGTAAAGAAATAAATTCCCCAATTGCGCCCGTAGGAATAACAGTTGTTGATTTTATGTTTAAAGTTTGCGATGTACTAGTGACTAAATCTGCGCCACCAATACTCACTACATTACTTACATTACCTGAACCATTTGCCATAATTTATTCCTTTATCCTTTAAAATTTATTCTTCAATGGCTTCTAGTAAGTTACCAGTGCCATTATCAATGAAAGTTTTTCCGTTTGCTAACCAAATATCCCTGACTACAATACCATCAGCTCCACTGTTAAGAGTAATATCATCCGTCACTTTAACATCTTTTAAGCTGCTATAATCAGCGGAGCTTGTGAATGTTACTGTTCCAGAGATGATGCTACCATGTCCTAAACCATCAATTTTTAATTGTTTAGACACAGTGATATTTGCTGTATGAGTTCCTCTTAGGAAGGTGATTCGATCACCGTTACTAGCGGCAGTTTGAGCACTAGCAAAAGATGAGTAACCAGCAGCACCAGCTAAAACGTCTGCGGCAGATCCAACTGTAAATGGGTAGATTGCTGTAAATGCGCTAGTTCCAGTTCCAGCACCAATAACGAAATCAATCATTTCAACACTAAGCGAAGCGGGTGCTCCACCTGCAATAGAAAGAAGATCTACCGTTAAAATATCACCCGCAACTAGTGATAATGCTGCTGATAAGGATGAGCTAGACGATGCGGGAGCACTTGAAGCTGAAGCTATTGATGCTGTAGCAGAAGCTAGTAAAGATCCTGATCTATATTGATTCACTTGGATAGTCGTGCTACCTGAAGAACCTGAATCAATTAAGCTCATGGAAACTGATGTCAAGCTTTGTGTAGCTTGAACCATGTGTGAACCTTCAATGTTTGTATAAGGAATTAGAGCGTTCTCTAAGGTCCAACGAACTAGAAGGCTATTAGTTCCGCCAGCGCCAGAACCGATCTCAACTTCAGTACCACCAGCATTTAAGGTGTAAAGCTTATTATCAGCTTTAGCATAAATTTTTAATCGACCAGCAGCAGGATTAGTACCCGGGGTAGTAATCTCTAAAACATTTAATTCGGACTCTAAACGGATGTCACCAGTTCCATTTGGATCTAATGAAATGTTACCATTAGCGTTAGTTGATGAAATCGTATTACCATTAACATTGATATTATCAACATCAAGATCTGTATTGACTACTACAGTTCCGGTTCCATTAGGGGATAGGTTAATATCACCGTTGGTATCTAGGGAAGAAACTGTATTACCGTCAACTTTGATATTATCAATGGTGACTTCTGCTGCCACTTGAGTTTCAGCAATTAAAGGAGAAGAAGACGAACCGTTGTGAAATCTAATTTTATTATCAGAACTAAGGACTTCTACTTCACCTAAACTGTCTGCTGCGGAAGCAGACTTAGGTTTAATCCTAATTCCTTCAAAAAATTTAGTAAAATTTAAAGCCATTTAAATACTCCGATTAATTCTGTAATAGAGCCTGTGCTGAAACTGTAAGTCGTCCAACGTGGTTAGTCGTACCAATTTGAGTAGTGGTAAACTTAACCTGTCCAGTATCAGCTATGCTAAAAACAATCTCGCCATCACCAGCGAAGTTCTGTATCAATTCCCATTTACTTCCAATAGATCCATTGGGATTGTAAACAACGATAATGTTGCCACTTTCATATGCACTAGAGGTGGGGCTGTCGGCAGTGCGAAACAGGCTATAACGAATGAACGCAGCTCTCACGAAGGCTGTGGGGAAGTTTAAAGCCTGTATATCCACTGCGGTACCCGGGTTAGACGAGTCGATGTTAATAACCTGTGGCGACACGTCATAAGGACCCACAACGCCCGATAAGGCTTCGGATACAAGTGTGGCAAATTGTATGACGGCGGGTGCCCAATTTGGGTCGGCGGCTGAATCGGGGAAATCTATGATTGTACCGCTAATGGTGAGTTGTGGCATTCAGTTCCTTAGATTGAACAAAACTATATATAATAGTTGTTAACCACTAAGGAACTAATTGATATGATTGATTAATTAATCTTTAAAGATATCTTTAAGTTTTGTCTTTAATTTATAGGCTCTATATTCTTTAATAAAATCTTCTTTTCTGAGAGACTTCGAATTATATACCCAATATAAAGTAAAGGCGCTCGTTTTATAAACTCTGAATAATTGATCGTGTCCTTCTTTACTCCACCCACCATTGACAAAAATAGCGATATTGTCGCCAATATAAACACCTCTAGTCATTGAAGATGTCCTTTATTTTTTTAGAAAGCTTCAGTTTTAACCATTCACTTCTAAATTCATCTTCTGAGACATAGTGATAATCAATTTGGTATTCAGGTCCATGACATTCTTTTTCAGGAAAAATCGTTATCATAAATCTAGGAATGTCATTAGATTCGTAATTTGTGTCATATTCATCAATTGGAATTTCAATAGCAGTGGAACTGCATGCGTCATTTAATATCCATAACTTATAACCAAGGTATATTGTACTGTAAAGTTTATTTCTCATTAAATATATCTTTTAATTTCTTTTGTAGTTTGTATTTACGATATTCTTTAATGAAGATTTCTTTAGTCACTCGCCCGTCCCAACTGGGTCCAATAAAATAAGTCTTATTATAAGTGTAGTATCTAAATAAAATATGGTCCTTGGTAATGCCTACCATTGGTGATATTCCAATATTATCCCCGTAGATAATCTTATAATACCTATCCATTAAACGCCTTCTTTAGTTTAAGAGTTAGTTGATACTTAGCCCATTCCTCGTAAAATTGTTTTTCTGTTATGCTAGTTGTTGATCCTGGTAACCAGTGTACACGCCTCGGCGCAAAGCCACCACCCGCCAAAAATTTATTAAACATATCTTTGTTCATGTAGTCCGAATTCACAGGTTTAAAATTTGAAGAAATAGGTCTTAAAGCCCTAACTATAACATTTCCACATACGTAATACCCTATTCCGTGTGATTGTATCTTTTTAAATCCCAGCATTGTGCTCCAATAAAGTCCTTTTAATATATAGAAGACAAGAACTTAATTGTGTGTCCATTGAAGGATAATTAATGAGCATGTAGTCAATGTAAATAAGATATCGTTCGTCTGCAATGTAAACTTTATTACCCAATATGTCAAGTAGCTCTGGATAGCTTAATCCTTTTAAGTAATTTACCCATTCTAGACTAGTCACAATGAGATTATATCATAGGTAATGCAAAATGCAAACTATTTGTAATACCAGTGGTACCCTCGCGCTCCTACCCGATCTCCCTTGAGTACCCTATTAACTTCTTTGGGTTTAAATCCATCAGATTCAACATCTTTTAGGTGTTGATATTCCTTAATCTCCCCAGTAGTCATGTGTTTTCTTATGATAGGTTTAAGCCACGATTGTTTGAATGACCCTATAAGGTTAAGAGCTTCTTTTTTGTAGGACTCAGGGTCATCCGTGGTCTTATAGAACCAACAATAGTCTTGGCCTTTAGCTGATTCTTTATTTAGACAGTCGTAGATGGATCTAACTGAGAAACCAGCGCGACGAGCATCGTGTACTCTTTCGTAAAATTTAACATCTCCACTGTAAATGGATACTGATACTATTGGAACAGCTCTATGAGCGGACTCTTCCTTCATTCTCGTAATTCGGTGTTGTTTTTTAATCGGATCTTTCCAAGACTCTTTTACTTTATTAGAGATATATTCTCTTGGGATTGTGGGTCTAGCTGGGATACAATTATATCCTTTCTGAGTTGTGTACGCTTCGTAAAGTTCTATAAAATAATTTTCTTTTTCAATTAAACTGGTTCCGAATGGTACTTCGTAAATTAAAGTGAAAGTAAATTTATCAGCTCCATATTTATGGATAGCTTTATGTAAAGGTCTTTGAGATTTTTCATTAGACTCTAGTTGATGTCTTTTCCACCTATCGTAAGGATTTTGTAAAGATGTTGAACCGATGTAAATTCTAGTATTAACTGAATTTGTTATTTTATATATGTAACCGGGCATTATATTATCTCCTAGAGCTAGTATAACAAAAGAAAAGGCAGAAGTCAATCTGCCTTTTCCATTTGAATAATATTAAGCTAAGCGCTTATTATGAAGCGTTAACTACGTTACGGACGAGCACGTTATGGCCCGGTGCTGAGCAAAACAATGCTTGATCCGAGAAACAACGTAACTCGTATCCAGCAGAGTTTTCAAGATCTCGGAAGAACTCGTCGCCCTGACCAGGACGTTTGAACGTCAAGTCAGTTGAACCAATTCTGTACCAATCTTCAACAGCAACTAGGTAAGCATAACCTTCTTTAACGTGAATAGAAGGCTCAATTACGAGCGTTCCATTTTGCGAATGGAAAGTTAGCGACTTAGCGCCGTTTTGCATTGACTTCTCGCTGTACGACTGATCGTACATACGAAGAGCGGCTTGGTCATTCAAGAGGTTCGACCATGCTCGGTTATTAACCAAACATAGAAGTTCTCCGTCTTGACCTTTTTCTACAGCGCGAGCTGCTGCGTTTGTAAGTTTGTTAAAACTTAGTGCAGCAGAAGCAGCGTCGTAGGTGTTACCTTTGAAAAGGTTATAAGCACTGGTGTCAATACCGAACAAAGTACCAGACGTAATGCTGATAATTTTATGAATTCCTGCGAATTCATTTCCGTATGCGCCTTTGTGCCAGATAACGTCTTCTGAGTCAACAGTTACGACGACGCCAGGAACGGCTGAAGCTAGGGTAAGAGTACGAAGATCCATATCAACCGATTTAATGACTGCTTCACCGCGTGAAGTCAATCCGTCGTTTGAACGAATTTCGATAGGCATGTTCTCAGAACCTGCCCAAATACCGGGTGCCCATTCGGAAGTACGAATGGTTAGAACTGCGCCTGAAACAGCAGAGATACGACCGTATCCCATTTGTCCGTAGAGCATTTCGATTTCTAATTTCTTAGCCATCGAACGCAACATGTTAGCAACCAAGAATTTGGTTGCATCCATGAATGCTTTTTCTCCACCTTGTGCAGCTCTGCTTGCCGAAGAGTAACCAAGGATAGAACGAAGAACCAAAGGATTACCTTTGATTGTCGCATCTTTGATTACGCCTGCGACTGGAGCATTCAAGTTGAATGCATCTTCGTCGCTACCGGCAAAGGTTCGTTGCCGGAATGTTATCGCTAAAGCTTTTTATCTCTAGCTTCTTCTAGTTTCCTAGAAGGTCAGCATATCTTTTCATCCTATATATAGGAGCTGAAGTCTCGTGGCAGAATTATATTCTAGATTATTCTCTAGGTTCATCTGCTATGCGTTGCGCGTGTGAAAAATCTTTATTTTCTTCACTTCCGCTCTGATTAGCATCGAAAATATATTTAAAAGTGTATCCCTTACTGCTATTTCTTCCATAAGCTTTTTTGCAAATGGATACAACATTAGATGGGTTTAAACCGTAATTTAAACATTCTCTAACAGTTTGTAAAATAGTTATTTCTCCAGTTTTAATATTTGTCATTTCAATTGGGCGTCCACCTAATCCTCTAGCAATTTTAATTCTTTGCTCGGTAGATCGGACTTCCCCTCTTCGACAAAGGACGGGTTTTCCTTTTTTAGCTTCACTAATCTTTTTTCTTAATTCATCGGAACAAATTCCGTTTTGTTCGCCGCCAGCTCTATGATTATATCCATTCGGATGCATAGAGTTATTCGATTGAACAAATTGAACTTCCAATGAATTGAGTTCAGATATAGTGTCAGCAGTTGCAATTTCTTCCACGGTAAAGTTTTGTCTACCGTGTTTTTTAATAGCACTGCTAATATGCCTATTGCCACGTTTTTCATTACAATGATCTTCAAATCTATCATTAACAGAAGGTTTAGTTGTTTGACCAACATAGACCTTACCGTCTATCAGATTTGTGATTTTGTAAATTTTACCGTAGCTCATATTTTCGTTTTAGCCTTCCAAGTTTTTACTTCAGTACTTATTGTAACATTACTGTTACAAAGGGGCAACCTTTATTTTACCCCGTGTTCTAATCCCAAGATAACAGGCTGGTGATATAGATTTGATATTGTTACCGAAAAGCTGTTAAGGCTTTTCTTCTGCATATCGCTATGCAGTCCAGACTATATTTTCACCCAGAGTTTGGGTGGCGCGACCTCGCGGAGAAATTATATTCTAATTGTTAAAACAACTTAGTTTCATTCTCTAGTCGTTGCGGCTGGCCAAATTTTGATTTTTAGCCTTCACCTCGAATTGTCTCATTAACTACCAGGGATGTCAATGAGAGATTTTCGTTTTTTTCGCGCTTCCTAAGCTCTAGTTACCTAGAACTTCCGGCAATCATTTCACCGGGCTGTCGATCCTTAGGAGCGAACTTGATTTTGTTAAGTAATTTAACTCCATCTGGAATCAATTCTTTCAGCTTATCTGCATAAGCCTCTTTAAAGAGTCCATTCAGAGTTTGAATGTTATTTGAAGTACTAGACATTATTTATTTCCTTTCCTTATTCGGCTACAACGTATTCAACTTCAAGTGATGCATCTAAAGTATTTGCAGCAGTGAAGTCAACGGTTGAGTCGCAAGTGAGCATCATATTGCCCAAGCTTGTTAGTCCATCAGCATCGCCAAGAAATACTGGATGACTTACGCCATCAATACGACTAGCAATACGAGCAGACACCACTTTTGCAACAGCTTCGTTAGTTTTAACGAGGATGTTGAAGATACCTGTTGCATCAGCAGCAGCTACCGAATACGTGGCAGTTTCGCCAGAGGCTAAAGCGCCACTAGCAGTTGTGATTTGATCCGTATCCTGAGTTCTGATAAAGAGAACTGCGGGTTCGTCATTCGAAGTCGTTGACGTGCCTGCTGAACCCACTACCAAAAAAGGAATGGATAATTTTTGGACTTTAAGTTGCCGACTGGAAACTTGTGGGTCCTTTGCATTATAATTCATAGTTTTTATCCTTTGAATATTTGTTTGTGGTTATATCTAGCTTGCGCTAGACGTGTTGATTAGTGTCATTTAGGATATCTCTGCTCTGTCTTGCAGGTTACGGAGAGTCGTCACAACACATTGAAAGTCTTATATAAGTTGTTAATTTATCTTAATAATTAGATAAATCAATGACTTATATACCGAACATTTGTCTAATAGTTTTCTTTTCAGGAGCAGCCTCAGGCTTTTTAGGGCTAGATTGACCAACATCCTTAATTGCTGCCTTAACAGGGACAGGAGGAGCTTGCTTAGCTTTAGCTAGTTGCTTCTTACGAAGTTTACCAACTACATCCTTACCAATAATAGACTCAATAACGTCTTCAGGCATCACTGCAAACATTTCCTTAAGATCATTAGTCATTTCTTCACGAACCAAAGGAATGACATCTTCAGGAGTGACATCCAAACCATTTTGGACAGCCATACTCATGTATTCAGCAATCTTTTTAACAGTATAAGGAGTTTTAGGTAGGTCAGTTTTCTCTAAAGCATTAGTCATGAGTTGGTCATAACGCTCATATTCACGTTCTTGAAGACGTTCAAACTCTTTAGCGGACATTTCTTCTTTTTCACGCTTAGTTTGTTCTTTAAGTTCTCTAAGTTCATTCTCAAGCTTCTCTTTTTCAAGTTGTTCAGGAGATTTCCTAGAGTTTTCAATCTCTTCTTCAAGAATTTGAGCAGCGAATTTCTTAATATCGACACCAATTGAAGGGTCGCTCAAGATTTTCTTAGGGTTTTTCTTAAGTTCATCAATAAAAGAACGGACTTCTTTTTCTAATTGACCATACTCAGCCATACGCTTCTGGGAAGCTTTAGCTAATTGAGCTTGACGAGTTAGATATTCTCTAGCTTGAGAGTTATCTTCGTCAATTTCGAATGGTAGTTCTTCGTCGTATTCTTTACCATCGACTTTTAATTTTAATTTATTGAGTTTTTTCTTAATAGCAGCTTGAACTGCTTCAGGGGCAGCAGCTTGAGGAGAGCCATCAGCATTTAGTTGCTGAGAAGACTCAGAAGATTCACTATTTTCTAGATTTTGAGGGGCGGGAGCAGAATTATTTTGATTTTCCATATATTTTCCTTGATTCGTCCTTTAGAATAGGATAGAATAGGTTATATCGTCCTTTATTGGATAGATATTATATAATAAGTTGTTAATTATGTTAGAATTGATTGTAATATCGACAGTTATATTAGCGGCAATGAGCTACTTAATTATTACTGACCGCTCTTAAAGCGTTCAATAGCTTTTAAACGGGCTTCTTGCAAACCGGCTTTATTTCTTTGAGCAAAGTCTACTTCTCTACCGAGTTTATTAGTGGCACGTCTTACGTCGTCCATAGTCATACCCTTTTCACCCTTCATGGCTTGGTCTAGGACTTTATTTGCTTCAGCCATACCCTTACTGACCTTACTCTCTTCTTTCACGCCTTTAAGGGCTTTCTGGACAGCGGGAAGGGCTTTTGAAGCAGAGGAGTACGCTCGCACTGATCCTTTAGCCATACCCAATCCTTCGGCAACGGGGGCGTTTAAGGCTAGATCGGATACAAACTCTCCAGCTCCTTGTAAAGGGAATTCTTCTTGGCCTGGGGCGCGTAAAGGAGCACCCGATTCTTCAAGCATTTCATTAAATCGTCTTGAAACTTGACGACTAGAAGTTGGTTTATTAGACCAAGCGGCAGTTAATGGATTTTCTTTATTCATAGCAGCAACCGCAGCAGCTCGCATTGGGTTTCCACTAAATCTATCCATTTTATCATTAAGCATGGAGAATCTATTCTTAGGTTCTTCTTTAATTGGAGCTTGAGGGGGAGCTTCGGGAGCAGGAATTTCTTCCATAGGAGCCCCAGACCGTTGAGCAATCATGAGTTTTTCCATTTTATCAAGTTTAGCTTGATCCGAAGGACTCATTTCTTGAGATTCTCTTAATTGCTTTAATTGGTTGTAATCAATAGGCATAGCTATTTTTTCTTTCGTTTAGCATAAGCATCTTTTAGAAGAGCTTTAAGAGAAGTGAATGTGTTAGAAGTTGTTGCCATTTGGATTTCTTCTCATTCGTTCCAAAGCTTTCATTCTTGCTTGTTTTTCAAGTTCAATATCAGCAGAACCTAACTCAGTATTGGTAATTTTTTCTCGCGCAGTATCTCTAGCATCCAGCGTTGCGTCGCCAACAGCTTGAGTTGCTGATCCCCAAAGTGATCCAATTTTATCTGATGCTGCTTTTTTTGCCTTAATTACATCAAGCTTTAACTTATCAGCCGGAGTAAGTTGACCAGAAGCTTCTTGTTTTAGTAAAAAATCATAATAATCGTCTCTATTTTGCGCGTCGGCCATAGCTATATCCTTTTAATCGTTCTTTCAATTTACGAAATTTTTGTATATACGGATGATTAGTAAGTTTATCAGGGGTGATGTCTCTAGGGTCAAGATTATGACCCATATTATGCATGTATGCAGCTTTATCCATGTCGCCGCCTGCGCGTTCAAGGTTTCTATCCATAAACGGATTAATTACTTTTTCTTCTAAGTCAGGGTGAGATTCTAATAATTCTTTTAATTGACCTGAGTCCATACCTCTTAAAGGTTCTAACTCGGGATCTAGGGTGTCATTAACCGATCCCCTAGTTAAAGTTTCTTGAACTGTGTTAGGCATTAGACCATATCTACCAATAGCAGAGTCCCCTGAATGTATACCATTCTGAAGTTGCTTATGTTTAAAGTTTTTCCCACCGGAAGACTCTATCTGAGCAATCAACTGCTTAAATCGTTCTCGATCTTGTTTATTCTGATCCATTAAATACTCTTACTTGAAATATAACAATTTAATACACCTGTACTTGATGAGAATGTGTAAACTACTCTAATAAATTGGTAATGAGCGCCATTAGAATTGAGCAAATACTGACTAGCAGCTCCACCGGCAGCTTGGGTAGCTAGAACAAAGAAGTTAACACCATCATTAGATGCTTCAACTGTTAAGTTACCAACTGGAGTCCCAGTCCAAATAGCATGAACTGCATGGCCAGAAGTATTCCCAATATCAATAACTTCAGAAGTTCGCGTGGCAGACATTGCTACATCTGAAAACACTCGTTTATTTAAAACTAACATTGGTAGTAATGGCATTTTAATCTCTTATTTCTTAATTCTTTGTTTAATTTTGTAATCTCTGATCTCAGCACTTTCGCAAATTGCACCTAAAGTTTGTTCGGTACCAGGACTTACAGATCCACCTTTAATAACTTCACTAATTTTAGAACACAACTCGTTATCCAGTTGTAAAAGAACTTGATAAAAAGTCGAATTCTCTTTTACGCCAACCGAAGGGAGTTGTTGAAGTCTTTGAGCTACTTCTGAATGTAAACTTTGGTATTGAACTGCTTCTTCTCCGAGTAACCCAATAATTCGTTCAATAACTGAATCGTAATCACCTTCAACAGTAGAGTAAACTTCACCAAAAAACTCATGATCAGAATGGAATGGAGTTCTTCCGCAGAAATTGTGTGCCCCATGCGCAAATAACTGAATTAATCGTAACTGCTTTAAAATTTCTCTCATGTTAATGTCCCAGTCTCAATGCTACACTTAAAATAATATTAACCACCACGCTAAAACCGAAAAGCATTTTATACAGTTTAGCTTTTTTTACATGGCTATTATATTTGATAGGTCTATCTACCGAACGGCTATCCATGAATTTAATTTTTGCCATATTATTGCCTTATAACCTTCTCAGTTGCTTCAGCAATTAATAATTTTCTTCTAAGTTTAAAATAACTATCAAAAATACCAATTTGATTTAAGTAAACTCGGTTTTTATATGTTTTACCAAAACTAACTATGGTGGCTTCAACCATTAGTGTCGGATCGCCATCTAATATGACCCCAAGTGTAGCTTCAGGGATACTTACATACCAATAATTATTAAGTTGTAGCACTCCCGCAGCAGTATAAAGAGGAGTTTCTATCCAATTTGGTTGATCAACTCTAAAGATACTAAAAGAACAAGACGCGGCAGATAAAACTGAAGAGTTATTCTTCATTAAATAACCGACTAATCTAAAATCTGAAAATGTGGTAGTGTCAAACTCGCCACCAATAAATACGGTATTAATAGTAGGTTCTCCTAATGTCATTATAGTCTGGACATCATCGCCTTCGTGTAAAATTACGCTATTTTGGGTAGTTAATTTTAAAAATTGACAATCTTCATCAATTGTCATTGCTTTAATTTTAAATCCCAAGTGTTAATCCTCTGTAACTTGTTCTTAATTCTCCATCAATCGTGATACTGATTCTAATAGTGTAATGTGTTAAGTCAAGTAATGGAGATAGAACTGGAGTAATAATAAACCTTCCGTTACCATCTGCGGCTATTCCAGACTGTGTTAAACCAACAACTGGAGTTCCAGATGAGTCGTATACAGTGTAGCTAGCCGTACCTAAGCCCGACGAGGCTGCCATATCGTCTACAGATCCCCATAGAGTACCTTGAAATTGATTAGTGGTGCTAATACTAAACACGCCATGACATTTATATACAACGGATTTTTGAATTAAAGGAACGTAAGCAATTCTATTGGCAGAATCAGCATTAATTGTCACTCTAATTAAATAATGATCAAGTGTATTAGACAATGTTGATGCTACTGGAGTAATTTTATACTGACCATTAGCATCGGCGGTTATACCCGACTCTGACATTCCGCCAACCAAAGCTCCAGTTTTATCGTAAATAACATAACTAGCTGTTCCAAGACCAGTTGTCATGTTATTAGCATTTTTACTAATCCAAATAGTTCCTTGTAATTGATCGGAACTATTAATAGTAAAAGCACCTTTTGGTTCGTAAATAGCCGCACCTTCGGCTACGCCGGTTGAAGTGTCGCTTAAAGAAACCGTATTAGAGTCCCTATTACCAACACCATCAACGGCTCTTACTCCAACATAATAAAGTGTATCTAAAGATAAATAAGATCCGTCTGCTAACTGAAAAACAGACGCAGATGTTCCAGTCACAATTTCAGCTATATTAGCTAAAGAAAAAAGACCCGTATTGGTGTAAGCTTGAACGTAAACCTCATAACGAATAGGAGTACTAGCATCTGTGGCCACTGACCATGTAGGAAGCAGTTGACCCATTGAACCCATCCCTAACCCTGATATACCAGAGAAAGTTGGAGGTGTCAAGTCAGTAATACATGCTTGACTGGATGCTTGGTATACGTTATTGTATACTAACTGATCGGGCATATTAATATTCTCTTACTGAAGGTCTAATATCGACTCCAGGAGGGGAAGTAAAGTTATAACGAATTAAGGTTCCGACTGTGTTTGGTATGACTCCCAATGGTAACCAACTTACTCCGTTGTTAGTAGAGTATTCAAAGTTTGCAGCATTTGACACTGTGTTATGATCAATTAACAACACATTAGTTAAATCGTATGCTCTAAAATAAATAGTTGGAACAACTGATGTATATAGACTTTTCAGTCTGAATGCGCATCTAGTCGGAGATCCTGAGTCGGAATTATCTTTAGAATATTCCCAATTATCCGATATTTCATTTAATGGTGTTACTTGAAGCATTAATTGTCGAAGCTGTGCTGGGGTTGAGGCATCAAAATTAAAAATGTCAAACAGACATTTAATTTGCATTTGAGTTCCGCTAGAAAAAGCATTTGGACTTTCGTTTAGTCTTTCTGCGGTTGGAAAACTAGTCCATCCACCAGTAGCAGAACCAAATCCTGATGTTCTATAATAAAACTGTAGTGTTCCAGTTTTTTCAAATAACGCTTCAATTGAAGATATTGCTTCTAGCCTTGCTGAATCTAATGTAAAAACTGGTGATATTACATACGAGTAATCAAATTCCGAGTCACTTCTAAAATCCATTACAAAAACTCCGCGTTGACCCACGGTGTTCCCGATTATAAACAACCACCCGAGTTGTTCTTCTAAGTTAGTAACAGACAACGCGTTAAAATTAACTGTTTCCATACTAGTACCTTCTAGGTACATATTAGAAACTCCGCCCGCTACTTGGCTAATTTGATTATTAACAAATTGTTTTGAAATTATAATACTTGTTGCGGTTTGAAATACATACCTATCAACAGTTTGAGAATATTGAAAATTAATATTTGAAGGTGAAACTATTTGATTGGAAGTTCCCAACAAATTCACTGTCTGAAGACTCGGCCAAGTAACAGCGGCAGCAGTTAATTCTGATACTCTTCCTGTGTAAAGTTGACTAGAGGTTGAAAAACAAATACAAGGAAACCCAGAATTAGCTCCACTTTGAGGGGTAGAATATTGTTCTGAATTAGTTTGTAATAATGTACCAACTAGAGCAGGTAGGTTTCCAGTTGTAACGTAAGTCATTGTGTTGGATGCACCAAATGCGCGTCTTACAGTATGTACACCACTTTGAACACCAGTAGTCGTAATCGATGCTCCGCCGCTTGTTGCTGAAAGTTCAAACGTGTTTGCGGTGACGTTCCTAGCAAAATAAACAGTTTGAGTTACAGCGTTTGATGCTGTTAATCCTGTTGGTAAAGCGCCAGTGGTGTATAAAGCGATCGGATCGTTGTTAGAATAACCGTGAGCAGTTGCAGTAACGACACCAGGGGCGGCAATTGTTATTGTAAATGTTTGACCGGGGGCATCGGGGGAAGTAGAATAATCAAAAGTATGAAATTGATGCGTAGCTGCAACACCATTATGAAGATAAATTTTAGTGTTTGCTGTATCTAATGATAGTCCAGCAGCAACAGTCATTACGTGTGATACACCTTGTGCTGCTGGATTTTGAAGAAAATAAACAGCTTTTTGGTTAGATCCAGTTGCCATTGGTATAGTTGGGAACCCTACTGGAACAAAGTCAGTAGCGGACAAGCCGTTAATCATAAATACACCGCCATTGATCAACACGCTACCAGTAGTGGCAAGAAAAATTCTTATATTTGACGGGTTTGAATCGTCTACTTTAAATCCTCTTATTGTGTGTGTGGTGGCCGCAGTATTTGGCATGTTGAAAAGAATTCTTCCAACGTGAGCGTATGCTCCAGTTGTAAGGTTAAATGTGTACATGACAATAGTTCCAACGCCTGCTGAAATAGCTGTCGGAATAAACATCCTTCCGTTAGTGGTAACAGTTATGGGGCCAACGGGAACTGCCGTAGTAGGAGCTGTATCCGAAAAAACATCAATAAAACGGGTTAATTGAGGGCCTAAACCGTCCTCTCCAGACAATAAAGTTTTTTGAAAAGCTCTTCCACCTAAAGAAGTTTTAGTTTGATCATAGGTACCAGTGACATCGGCTAATAAATCTATATCTATATTTTTCATATTAAGTTAAATCTTCTTCTGTGGCGTCTGGCTCTCTACAATAATTATTTAAAATTAATTCTGGAGAAATACATATAAGTTCGTATAAATTAATTTCACGATTAAACATTTTAACAAAAATATTATTAGATTCAAAATGATGAACCTGAAAACTAGATCCCCATATAGGATCTTGTTGTATTTGATGATCTAAATCAACGAAATCATTGACATAAATTCTTCTAGGTAAACCATTTGCATCTCTAATACGCACCATTTGGGATGCATCTCTATCTAAATCTGAATTAGGAGAATAAATTCCATACTCTAATCCCTCTTCCATTTTACACAATACTCCAATTAGTTGAATCTAATCGATATTGCGTACCAACTAACGTGTATGTAAAAATTTTTCTAGCCGTATTTCCTGAAATAGTTGCGCTGGTGTAATCTATTTGAGTTATTCGTTCTTGCTTTGTACCAAAGTTTGCCCACGTAATGGCTTCTTGAACATCGTGAGTAGTTAAAATTTGTTGTTTTAAATTATTAACAAAAGCTCTTTTAACACCAGCAGTTAACCCATTTTCAGAACCAATATTTAAAACACTGGACGGTGTTGCTGTGGTCCCGTCAATGGTAACCGTAATAGGGCTAATGACATTTACATCTAACCCTTGTTTACCAGAAACATTGGTAGATGTAATTAAATTAACACCGTCACCAATTCTAATACTGTCGTCAGTTTGAGAAATATCAATGAGTACATCACTGATAATGTTAACATCTAATCCGTTTTTAGGACCAACGGTTGTTATAGTCGCATCGATAGACCCATCGGTGATTTTAACTTCACCAATTGAAGCAGTGACAGTAGCATCGACCCTCAATCTGTCGGTTGCTTCGTCGTAAGATTGAACTATAGCTTGGTTAGCACTTAATTGGCTGTATGGAGCATTAGGACCAGGCATTTTTTCTCCTATTTAAGTTGTTAAATTAGGATTTTATTTAATATTATCTCTGTCTTACATTACCCATAGCAGATGCTTGTAGTTCAGGGTTAGCTAACATCGAAGCATCCACCTGGGGTATGTTTGGAAGTCTTTGACTTTCAACTCCCGGACCCTGCATTTGGTCTGGGTTTGCGATAATTCCATTAGGTTGAGCCATCATCTCAGCATTTTGGCTATTTTGTTGGGATTGCTGAGAAGGCGCGCCTTGTGGACCCCCTTGTGGAGCGCCAGGTTGACCCTGTGGAGCGCCTTGTTGCTGCTGTTGACCCTGTAGGGGTTGTTCACCGAGCATTCCTAGAAGCTCAGGATCGGTGTTTCTTAAGTAATCAATGTGTTGTTGAATATGGTTAAGAACATTTTTAACAAGTTCAGGGTTTTTTCTTAGATCTGGATCAGCTATGACGCCTTTGTGTTCGATAATATGCTGTTTATGAGAGTCAATAAGGGCAGCTTGAACTGCTTCACCCTCTAACAGCTGCTCATTTTCCGATTTAATCAATAGAAGGTCAGAAGTATCTCCTTCAAACATAGCGTCTAATCTTCCTGTGTTCAATACTTGAAGATATTGCTGAGGATTTTTAATTAGATTCATTTGTAGGAGCTGTTCGGCCATCTGAACACGTCCCGCTGTACTTCTCGCTAAGGGGTTCCCCATGTCAACTACAACACGGTTAATGGCAGAGATCTTATCTCCGGTAAACTCTTTTAAAAGAGGTCGATTATGTTTACCGACCAACGCGATAACCTTAGGAGTCATTGCATAGTCTTTAAGAATGTTAATAACGCCAGTCCCACAGTCTTCGATAAGCTTTACATAGCTTTGTTGTAGACCAGACATGAACTGGAGGGCTTGAGACTGAACAAGAGCTAGAGCTGCGCCGGATTTCAATGAAGCTTCTGGATTTCCTCTAGCCACAGAGTTAACTCCAGAGATAGTTTCAGCGGATTGAATCAATACTTCTAGGAATTTGAATACCTCAGCAGGGGTTTGAGCCAACTGTAGAGGTTCAGGCTTAACATTACCTTCAATAATGTTCATTCCTTCGGATAATTGAGAAATAGCAATGTCTGCATTCTTAGGAAC